CCTCCTGAAAAAGAAGCACTAGTTACAAATAAAGGAACTGTTACCCCTGCGGGGAAGGTTATTGCACCTAAATCAGTTCCAGTACCATCTTTTAATGCTGAGAAGGTGATTGCAGCATTTGCTACAGTAAAACCAGCATATGCTCCTTGAATGCTTGTTGTTGCTTTTACTGCTGAGGGGTTTACAGGGATTGTTGCCATATTTTTAGTCTTTAAATAATTCTATTAAGTCGTTTACGTAATCATTTGCTAAATCTGTTCCGTATACTACGGAAAAAGATTCAGGATTAGATCTATAATAATCCATTGTTTTATGTTTTGATTGTTGTAACAATGGGATCAATTCATTTAATTTTCTTTCTAATTCATCAAAACCTAATAAACGGCTTGCAATGAATTTTTTCTTATCAGGATCAGTAATATTTAATCCTTGTAAATAATCTTCAACATCAGTATTTGCTTCCCAAAGTGGTTTAACAATAATACCTTTTGCTGCTTTATTTAGTTTTTTTTTGTTAACTAATTTATATTTAAAATCAGTTATATATTTGTTTTTTACAACACCTTCAGGACCAGCTTTAGGACCAGGACCAAATGTTGCTCCCGGACCTTCACTTACTTTTTTAAATCCTGCTTGTGTATAAGCTCCATATGTTGATTTACGAGGTGATGGACCTGTATGGTTTTCACCTTCTCCTCCTGATACAAACCCTGAGTTGGAGCTTATTGAAGATAATTCTTCAAGCATCCCTTTAACTTGTTCATATTGATCAGGATAATTTTTTCTTAAATGTGTTCTGTAGGTATTAAATGTTTTTTTCAGATCAAAAGCAATATCTTTAACTAATGAATCTCTTCTTCCATCTTCTGTACCCATTAAAGTTTGAAGTGATTTAACAGCATCACTCATTTTTTCTAATGCATCTGAAAAGCTAGCTAACTTGATTACATCACTTGTTGAGCTACCTGTTTCTTTGTCAACACCTTTATTTTTAAAATAGGTTTTTAAATCTTTAGAAAAGAAATCATTTTCCATATCCATAGGACCATACCTAGCTTCGATACGTTTAATCAATGCCTGGTCTACCTCATTAGGTTTAAGGACATCGCTATTTGCTTCTTTTAATTTGTATTTAAAATTACCCATTTGTTTTTACAAGTTCTTCTAAAAGTGCATAATATTGTAATAAGTTAACTAAATCATCATTACCCACATTAGCTGTTTTGCCTAAAGGTAATAACATATTGTTAACTTCATTTAATTTAATTTTTACAACTTTATCAGTAACTTTTTTAGTCATTTTAGTCAATTCATCTTTAATTTCCTGAATTTTAGTATTGTAAAATGTTTTTAATTTAGGAGTTGAATCAACTGAGTTAATGAATTCTTTAAGTACTGTTTTTTGGTTATCATTTAATGATTCATATTTACCATTAAATTTTTCTAATAATACTTTATATGTTAAAATACGTAAGTCCTTATCATATGATTGAAATTCTGTCATTAAATCTTCTTCTACTTTTTGTTTATCAACAATGCGTGTTGTTAAACTTTCTAAAAGTGCGATTTTATTTTCAATTATTTGATTGGGATTAGATAAATTTTCACTATTGTAAATTTCAACTAACGTATATAAAGCAGCATGAGATTTATAACTTGGAAGTTTTGTTTTAAAAAACTCTTCTAAATTATAATATTCGGAAATTTCTTTAATTAAATTATATTTTTGTCTTTTTAAAGTACCTCTGTTAAGGTTTTTAGATGACTCAATAACTGAATTGATTACAACTTCTGCTTTACCTTCGGTTAGATTTTTATGCTTGGATAGAGTTTCATACAATTTGTATTCTCTTCCTAATTCTGTTTTTACAAAATATTTCTTTAAAATATTGGTTGCTTTTGAGTCTTTTCCGGATAAGGTATCCGAGGTAATTTGTCTTACCAAAAGCTCAAATAGAATCCCAGTATTTTTATACTTAGAATGTTTTATGTTCATCCCTATAGGTTTTATTATAAATATATAAAGATTTTTACTCTCTTATTTGATTTTCATCTAATAATGATTCTTTAGCTTTTGGTGTCTCAAGTGTAACCTTTTTAACTAAACCTTCAATTAAAGCTTTGTTTTTAAGATATACTTGTTTTGCTTCTAAAGATAAAGGTGAACCACCTTTAAAATCAGGATTAATGGAATTCGATTCATTATCATCGTTTTTCATTCCTTTAGCACCTAATCTATCTTTACCAAAATTATCATCTTGAGTATTACGATTTGTTGATTTTTCTTCAGGACGTCCCATTTCTAAATCATCTCCATATCCTACAGGTACATTCTCTGGTTGATCATACATTCTACCTTTACCATACAATGAAGCTAAATCGTGAGGTGTACCATATGATTTACCTGTTACTTTAGGATCATTACCTTCTTCCATTAATTGATTATATCTAAAGGCACGTTTTTGATCTTCAGCTAACAAATCTCTATATTCATCATATTCATCTTGACTAAAATGGAATACATTATCATAAATCCAATCTGTGGGTAATAATTTACTTTCTATAATCTTTTGAGCTAAATCTACCTTTTGAGTTAACAACGCAATTTTTTCTTGGTCGTAAATAATTGATGGGCCTGTTAAATCTAATTCAAAATTTGTTAATTCCTCACCTGTGTATCCTTGCGAATATAAGTGAACTAACGCGATCTTATATAATTCTGATAAGGTAATGCGTTGAATACGGTCAATTGTGCGAGCAAAACGTATATCTTCAGCAGCCAATGTTGCTTTACCACTTAAATCCTTATCATAACCCATAAATGCTTTTGGAACTTTAAGGGCGGCAAATAATTTATCACGTAAATAAGTAACATCTTGAATACCATCATATTGTAAACCCGGTGTAGTTTCAATTTTAGTTGATGAGTCATTACCACGAACTGGAATGTAAAAGTCTTCCAATAAGTTTTGCATATTATATTTTAGGTTATAATCACCTGTTTGAGCATCCATTAATGGAGTACGTTTCATTGTAGAAATTGTTTTCTGCATGAAATTTTCTACTTCGTTTGGTGGAATAGAACCAACGTTGATATAATAAATACGTCTGTCCGGGCTACGAGAAATTCTATGAATTAACATAGCATCTTCCATCAGTACATATTGTTTAAAAATACGACGAGCTGGTTCCAAATATGAACGACCATAAGGAAGATAATTAACATCTGTTAATAATCTAAAATGGGCCATTTCGTAATTATCAAAATAAATACCTGGTTGGTTATCTTGATATTGGCCTAAAGTAGGAGTACCATAATAACCTGATCCACCTGCATAAATACCTTCAGGTGAATATCTAAATCTTACTGCATTTGGATGTTCTTTATCGTAGTTTTCTTGTCTTTCAATATGATATGCAGTATAAGGAATAACATTATAAACACCATATTTTTCAGCAATTTCTAATTTAAGGAAAAAGTCACCATATTTACACATTTGACGAATCCAAGACCATAAATTAAATTCAATATTTAATACATCATAGAATAAATTATAAAGGACTTGTTGTATATCTTCGTTATTACTTTTAATATGAAGTACTTCTCCCATATCATTTTTAAGAGTAGATTCATCAGAAATAATATCAAGAGCAGAAGCAACAATAGCATCGTAATCCATATTATCATAATCTGAATAAACCATAGTACGTAAGTACTGCCAGTTTATATTGATTTGAGATCCTAATAGAGATGTGGATGCTGGGGAATATAAACGATTATATCTATCCTGTAGTGAGTTTGTTGCTATATCTCCGGATCGTTGAATTGAATCAACGTCCATCACTTTTAATTCGTTGCCACCCTGATTTCTAATGATAACATCCGTTGAGAATAATCGTTGTAATCTGGTGAATAAACTAGTATCTGCCATTTTGGTTTTTGTTTATATATAAATATTGTAAAATTATCCTAATAACCAACTAATATCTTCCATTCCTTTATCTGTTTGAACAGAATATGGATTTTTAACATGATTTGGATTATAGGCACCAACATACGTACTCTTGCTTATATTACCAAGCGTAGCTCGAGTCATGTCGTGAGACTGTTGTTGGAATTTTAATGATGTATCTCTTAAAAACATCCCCATACCAAAACTCATTACTAAATCATCATTATAACCAGTTTGTGCTTCAGGTCTACCATTTTTCCAAATGAATACCTTCATTTCTTCCAACAATCGTTTTGAACGAATTGTAACTGAGCGATCACCAACATATTCTCGGAATTTGTTTACAACTAATGGTCTTGTTCTTAAAGACATTGTAAATCCAGGTGTCATTTCAGAACCACCTTCAAATACTCTTAAATACGATTCAGCGGTTAATTGATCTGATTTTGGGGAGTGATATAAATTACGATAACCTCTTTCAATAATAGCATCTAATGTTGCCCAACCGATTGAAGCATTTTCAACTACTAACATTGCATTATTATATTCAGATCCTAAACCAACTAAAAAATAACCAAATTCTTTAGGTGGTAATTGTCCCTTATATTCTGCTACTTGTGTGTTAGTTGCTATATCAATAACATGACATGCCGAGGAATCTTTTCCATCTCCACGAGCAACGTCTGCCATAATCATATACTCTCTGGTGTAATCAGCTGGTTCCCAAACCCAAAGGTTT